CTACCAAAGGTAGTGTAGATACCATACCCTAGAAGTGCAAGCACACATACTCCTATGAATACTAAGAAGGCAGCACCTCCTTGTAGATGACCTATAGGAATAACATATGCTTTACAGGTCTCAGGATCCCATTTTTGCCATGTACCTGGCAAAGTATATACTGGTGGGCAAGATAGAAAAAAGTTTACCATTATTTTAGTGGTGTAATACGTGCAGGTATGTCACCGTCGTCATCATCATCTTCATCTTCTAACTCAGCGATTCTATTTTCTAACGCTTTGTTTAGCATCCGATCTTCCAACGAACGGTCTGGTATAAATTGTAGGTCAACTGTCCCCTCTGCGTCAACCTCTGGTTTGAATTTCACAACAAGTAATTCATCGCCACTTTTTACATCAGTCATTTCTGGATGAGGTCTTTTTACAGGAGTGTTTAACATAGTATTAATACTAGTCATGTTTCTGTACATCAGGTTTAATGCCATGATGAACAAGACTACCAGTGATATTAAAAATAAAAGGGGAAAAAATACCATTAGTGTGGATTATAATAGTTTAACATTATTATTAATATAAAAATGATAATAAAAATTGCAAGGATAGTCATAATAAATTTTAATTATTTAACTCTAAAGACCACAGTATATCTATATCCATACTCTTGAGTTGGAGCATGTCCCCTGTGCTTTAGATGGGATGGGAATACTATTACTCTACCAGGTTTATACTGATAGATTCTAGTACCCTCTGCAAATGGATCTTGGATTTCAAATTCTCCACCCCAATCTTGTTTCCAAGTAGGGTTTAACATAATCATAATAGTTTTTTGATTGGAGTCTCCATCAGTATGGAAACTCCCTTCACAAAATTGATGCTGACAATTAAGAGAAATATAATATAAATAAAATTCTTCTTTCATTCTTAATTGAACTGCTTCAAACATGTCGAAAAAATCTTGAGCATAAGGACTCAAGATTGTAGTTCTATTTAAGTTTTCTCTTTGGAATATTTGACTTCCGAATAACCTATGGGATGATGTATCACCGTAAGGAAAACCCTCTCGATTTGCAGTGTTACCTGCGGTAAGAGGGATCTTGTCAGTCACAATGGGAAAGAAATTATGTAAGAATCTTTCATCAAAGAGATCATCAATAACGTCAATCATTATCTAAAGGGTAATTTAACTTGTGTAATTTTGTCAATCACATCAACCTCTACTCTTTCAGCAATCTTATCAAGAACATCAATATCTATGTGCATGAAAGGAGGAATGATTCCTAACAATCTTAGCAAACCATCTACAAATAATGAGAGTGCTGTGAATCCTAGAATCATAGAGATAATTGTAGCATCTCTGTTATGCTTACGCATAGATTCTTCATCTATCCTTTTTGCTTCAGCAACAGCTTCCTCTACTGCTTTCCGAACAAGTTTATCTACTTCTTTCTTGGTATAGAATGAACCAAATGCAGGTATATCTATTCTACCTACATCTGAGAAAGGTAGTGACATTTCTTTAACCTCCATCTAAACCACATCCTATCACACTACCACCAATGATACCTGCAGGGATTGCCCACCACCTGCCTTTACCTTGTGATCCATAACCTGCAAGTCCACCACCTAGAAGTGCACCGATTGCTGCTCCATCTGAGCAGTCATTTTCATCTACCTCATTGTATACTGTAACATGTCTACGATATACAGGTGAGTTTGCTACAGGGTTTCCTGCACATGGAACCTCTACTGTCTCGTTCCATGACTTGACAAAACCAGGACTGTCAATACTACCTGGTACATATTCTTCTCTGTATTCTGTTTTAAAACAAGTTCTTGATGTCGAGTATCCTGCTTGATAATCATCAGCAAGGACAGCAAGTGGGTTTAATAGTAAAACAGCAGCGAGTGCAAGTTTCATTAGTCTCCTTTAAGTATGCCTTTATTATAGCAAAAAGGGGAGCGATGTAAACTCCCCCTTGTGCCAGTTTATAATTAGTCCTCTTCCGCTAAGGATTGAAAGTAGGATAGTGTATCTGTTTCTTCAGAAGCAGGTACAGCGACTGCACTCTTCTGTCTAAACTCAGTTACTTCAGCACCCCAATCTCTTGTTGTGCCTCTACCTTCTGTCTCGTCCTCAAGAGACTCATCAAGCGAAGGTGCGACCCTTGCCTGTGACTTAAGGACTAGATCTAAACGTGCTTTAAGTGCATCATATGACTTAAAGTTTTTAGGATTTTCAAACTCAGCAAGAGAGTAACCTTTCTTCCAGATTTCTTCTAGTTGATCATCACCAAATCCTCCAAGCACTCCTACTGCAGAGAACTCTGACTTATCATAGTTCCAGTAACCATCTACCTTTCTGATCTTAAGTTTAAAATCAGCACCCTTCCAGAAATTGAATGGGTCGATAGGGGTTTCATCTGCAAATGCAGGTTGCATTGCTTCGACTAATTTATCAAAGATCTTCTTACCATACTTGTATAAGAAAACCTTTCCTTCGTTCTCTGGATGTGCAGGGTCTGACACAACATAGATGTTAGAGTAGTAAGAAAGTTTTCTCTTCTGTGCTCTAGCGATTGCTTTGTCTGACTCTTTTCCACTGTTCCAAAGTTCACGATTAAGTTCCCCAACAGGATCATCTTTACCGAGAGTAGTTAAACTGTTCTCGATATACCATTGACCTTGAGGTCCTTTAAACGCATGACTCCATATCTTTGCCCAAGGCATGTCCTCTCCATCGGGAGCAGGAAGGAATCTTATTACTGCGAAACCATTACCAGACTTATCTAGTTCGGGTTTCCATAGTCTCTCATCCGCACCTGTTTGTGTAGGTTGGTTGAGTTTCTCTATCTCTTGTGTTAGTCTTGCAAGTGAATTGCCAGAACTAGCCTTCTTTAAAGAAGCAAAAGACATAATCGTATTCTCCGTATTGAATGTATTAATACTACTGTGTAATCGTAGCGTACTATTTAGGGTTTGTCAAGTTCTTTTTCTTTAGCATCTGCTAACGTCTTGACCATATTCTCCATGCAATCTGCTAGATCTTTAAATCCAAATGCTTCACACATTGCATTAACTCTAGTCTTCATGTCTGCTGCCTCATCATCTGTCTGTGCAGACAAACATAACCTAGTATAAAATAATCTTTGCTTTTCTATCAGATCCTCACAGTCTTCTATGTGTTCTATCTTTTCTGACTTAGACATCAGTCCTAGTCTACCTGTATGGATAGCAACCTCTTGATATGTGTTAAAGATATCCTGTAGTTGTTGTTGTACCTGATTTGATTTAAAAAAATCTCCACTCATAAAGGTAATACCCCCTTACTAGTTGGTTTCATATAATTTAAACGTTGTGCTTCATGCTTCAAACGTTCTTTAAGAGGTTTAGATAATAGTTTTGGAACAGTTTCTAGTTCGATTCCTTTATCTTGACAATAGGCAACTACTGCTTCGATATATGTAATCAAACCATTACTATTCTTTACCAGTCTTTCAATCTCTTGAGAGAACTTAACAGGGGTTAAGAAAGTATCTTCTAATGCTTCTTTAGGCATTGGTTTTTCCCCTAACAAAGTCCTCAATGTATGATTTGAGTAGTTGTAAATAGTCATCAAGATTGTACTTCTGAAATACTTGAGTAGATCCTTCTTCTGTTGCGATAAGTGTGACAATTTTCTTTACCTCAATACCTGCACGTTCTAAAAACATTGCTGCGTATGCAGTCTCTTGAACAAAATAATGTTCAATATGATCTTCGTGTTTTGATTTAGTTGAAGTCTTAAAATCTATCACTGCTAACTCACCGTCGAACTCAGCGATACAATCGACACGACCTGCGAGTCCAAGATAATGACTGTAAAGGAAGGTTTCTAAACAATGTATGTTGTCGATTCGATTGAGTTCTGATTTAGCGGACTGAAACATTCTAACAGATAATGGATTATTTTCCAAGTATTTGTCAAGATTTAATTCACCATTGATATAATCTTCGGTGATAGCATGGAATGCAGTCCCTCGTTGTGTAGTCCTTGCAGTGATTCGATTCGCCTCGTCTTCACCTATTCTATTTCTCCACTCTTTAAAAAATTGAGCGTTCTTATACGATGTGATTGAGGTTACACTTGGATAATATTTATCAGCGTTAGGAATTTTATAAAACCTAACACCATCTTTATTAACAGGATCGCAGTCCTGTAAATCAAGAGGTACATCAACGAAATTAAAATTCATTTAAAATCCTAAATTATATTTTGCTATTAGATAAGATCTAACTAATCCAGAGCGAACAATATCATCTATACCAAACTCAACACAGGTAAAGTCTTTGTCCATTGCCTGTAGGATTTTAATAAAGTCTGAGATGCCAGAGGTTTCTTTCTCTCGTGTGAGATCAGTTTGTGCAACGTCACCACAGAACATAATCTTAGAGTCCTCACCTATGCGAGTGATCATAGAGTCAAGTTCATGGAAATTTAAGTTACTAAACTCATCTACTATTACAATAGTATTATCAAGAGTAACACCCCTGATAAAACTTGTAGACCAGAAATCTATAGTGTCCTGTGCTCTAAGATTATCGTAGAGCATTTCAAATGAATTATCATCAGGCATACTAAACATATACCTTACCATATTTTTGTATGGTATTTGATAGAGATAGGATTTATCCTCATGGTCACCAGGTAGGAAACCAATTTCTCTAGTAGGAACTAATGATCTTACAATTACTATTTTATCATAAGGTGAGGTGTCGTCAAGAACTTCCTGCAAGGCAAGATATAATGTAATAAAAGTTTTACCAGTTCCTGCAGCCCCATGCAGTAAAATGTTTTTTCCTTCACTATAAGACTTAAACACAGCTTTCTGATTATCTGTCAAAGGTTTGATCTCTGACATATAAGTTTTGTCTATGGGTTTCTTGCGTTTCATTTGTTTCGCAGTCATTCCATTAGGAAAAGTCTTAGGTGCGTTAGTTCCTTTTCTTGCTTTAGGCATTAGGTATAACGAGATAGATTTGCTAGGGGATGTGCCGATTGTACTTTAGACATTACTTCTTTGAATCCGTCACTCATCTTAGGAGTGCCATACATTTCTGAAGCACAACCTGCATTCCAATCCTTATCCCAGTCAGGATTTTCTTTTCTCCACTGTTCATACTTTGCTATAGTTAGGTTGAGTTCTTGTTTCTCACCTGTCTTAGTATTTATTACTGGGTAGATAGGCATTTATTTACCTCCGAAAAGGACTTTGAATAATCCTTTAATAGATGTGAGTAAAGGATAAGGATCGTTGATCCCTATCTCATCAAACAAATACATGTTTAATCTAAAAGCATAATTCGCTTCTGTTATTATATCATTCTTTTCTGATTCTGTGAACCCCATTTCATCTAATACACTACGGTATCCATTCTTCCACTCCTTTGGATCATCTATTGTAGGGAAGTCATAGAACTGTAGTCCTTTTCCTACAGGTGGTTTCAATGCTTTCTGTGCAATGTTTTTTAGTATCTGTCCACCAGATAGATCTCCAATGTACCTAGTATAATGATGTGCTACTAGTAGATAAGGATCATGTTCAGCAATCTCTTTAATTCTATATGTGTATGTGTAACATGCATCAGTTTTATAGATTGCATCCTTCCAATAAGGACCGTAATAATATTCTAAATCTTTTTCTAAGTATGTTACACGTTCTAACTCTGGATAATGTATCGCTTTAACTCTAGTATCTTTAGACTCTCTGATAGCAGTCTCCATTGTGCTATACACATAGTAAAACTGAGCAAGTAAGTTACGATACTCTTCTGGATTTAATACACCACGAAGAAAAGAACCAACAAACTTAGTGTTCTCTGCTGCTGAGTGTGACTTCTTAGTTCCTAGTTTTAATTCTTTTGAAAATGTTACCACTCCATTGCCTCCGAGATAATAGGATAATGTTCAACAAAAATTCTCTTACATTCTTCTGCTATTTGCATGTGTTCTTTCTGAGTACCATGTCCTGTTCTTAGTTCTATGTAGTGCATCCAAGAACGGATAGTTCCTGTCATGTAGATACGAGTAGGAACTGCCATAGGTAATATCATTCTTGCACATTCTTTAGCGACACCATCATCAAGCATTTCTTTATATACATTCATTGTCTCTTTGAAATGATGCTGCATCCATATCTCATACTTCTGTTTCTTATGAGGATCAAGATCATCTATAGATTTCTGACGATTAGTTACGTCCTGTCTTCTTAAATCTGGTAAAGGAATTTTGTCAGCAAGTAAACTACTATCAGCATAACGTTGACTAAACTCTTGGAAAGTAAACGACCTATGTCTAAGTATCTGTGCAGCGATAGCACGAGTTGTCTCTATCTCTAGAGTCATGTGTGCTTGCTCAAAGATTGACCAATGCTGATGCTTGATACAATACTTTAATAGACCTGATACTTTAGGGTTGTCTTGATTGTTAGGGTTGGATACTCTAGCAATGTATCCAATTTGTTGTTCTGCGTTAGGTGTATTACTGATTAAACTTACTTTCATTTCTATCAAATAAAATTCTAGAGATTACATAGAGTGCCAATGAACTGAGGTATCCTAAAGGAGGTAGTCCGAAGACACCAGGTATTACCCAGTTCCAACATTGCCACAGGATAAGAGGTTTAAGGAAGAAGTTAGCGATACTACCTACCGCTTCTTGAGTCTCTCTGCGTTCCTTTTCTTCCTTAGTCTCTTGCTTAGGATTAAGGTACACAGTCATTGTCTACCTCTCTTCTTAGGTTTCTTTGCTTGAGTAGGATTTTGCCATAGGTTAGGTGAAACTCTACCTTCAGATTGTTTAAATGTCACAAAATCTTTCTTGTATGCATCATAGTAATGATCAAACAAATCTGTTTGCTTTGCAGACATAGCAAGATCATAATGAGACTCACCATCTTTCTTATACTCTACCAAGTATGCAGTATAAGGCAGACTGGTATCTGCTGCATCTTCTACCTTGCAGTCTTTCTTAATAACAGTAATACTCATGAACGATTACCCCAGATAATTTGTGGGAATGCTTCTTGGATTACTGCCTTAGTAATACGTTTATACTTTGATGTAAGTTTACCATCTTTTATAAGACAGACTAGTTCTGCCTCTGGTGCAGACAACCCTTCTATGAGTTGTATGAACATCTGTTCTCTCTTTGTTCTCTTGAGAGAATCTTGTCCACCTTTTACAAATCTAAAGAGACCTCTGTACTCGGTTTCTAAACGAGTATGATCTGTCCCTACAGGTGCATCATTAGGTGTATAAGGAACTTCGCCTTCGGGTATCATGGAGATTACACTCTCATCAAAGTTCCAGATTAAAACTTGACGTAAAGCATTCGAGTTATGATCTCTAAGTAGTTTTACTTTTTCTGCTTTAGTCTTTGCATTAGAGACCTTACGTAAGATCTCAGTAATTAGTAATCTAGGATTACTATTTTCAAGTTGTTGTGTTGCCATAATTAGTTAATCATCATCGTCATTATCAGAATCTAATTCTGTCCACGGATTTTCTCTGCGAACATATATCAATTCATCATGTAACATGTCACCGTTCTCATCAAACATCTCAGGATGTGTGACTGATTTGGAATAGGCAGCGTTCTCGATGTAATCTTCAACGTAACCTTTTGCCAACCACGAAACGGTTATACCAAGAATAAAAGCACCAATAACGGTTAATACTACAAGTGCAATTTCCATAGGACTCTCCTTAGTTATTTTTATTTAGTATCGTAAAAGAAGGTCAATGTTAACCTTGAGTCTTCAAAGTCAGTTCCAAAATAAGATCCTGCTCTATGAGGTGTTCTACCTTCATATGCTACCAGACGATTATAATAATTGTGAATGACATGAAGTGTTTCAAAGTTAGTACGGTTATACTCTTCCTTGATAGTGCTAAATGCTGTGATAACTTCCTCATCATGTGATGAACAAGCATCAGCATAAGGTTTACCCATCTTAGATTCGGATAATCTTTTACCAATATAAGTTCCAGACTCATCTGGAATAGGATTTTTATCATTCAGATATATCATTCCAGATAACTGAAACGTATCATTATGATATAATCCTTCACCATGAATACCTGATGTCAAATGATACCAAGCTTCAAATTGATTGATCTCTAGTAGTAACCCTAACTCCAACTCAGTTTTAATTCTTTCTTGTAAGACAGGATCTACTTTAGATCTGATACCAGGATACCTAGGATTAGAATCATTGATAGGATTATCATGCTCTTTCTTTAGAGTTGATAATGCTAATGATCTAACATGGTATACATTTTCAAAGAACATATCTTTGAACCGATAGTTTCTATCAGGTTCACCATTAGTACCCATAGTTGTATGCTGATTGCCACCCCTGCCCATCATGGCAAGGTCAGCAACAGTCTTAGGAATACCTTGATTCATATGTCTTCGTATCATTTAAAATACGGAAGAGATAATTTCTTATCTTCTCCGCTTTCTTTGTTCCTAGATGACCGTATGCTTCGGTGCATTGTTTATCACCATCTACTAAGTATGCATCTAGATCAGAAACCATCAACGCAACTTCCTTTAGAGTAGTAGAGTTTTTAAACCTCTTTATAAACTCAGGACTTGCATTAATTTGTCTCAAATAATTATAACACTTAAATGGAAATTTGTCACGCTCGAAAGCTTGATCAATGGCGTACTCAATTAGTTCGCATAGTTCCTCATAGTGTGAGGGTAGAAATGGTTTTGCCATTTGTAATCAAATAATGTTATTCTCTCTCAAATATTTAACGGTGTCAATACAACCACCCAATTTATCTGCATTTAGTAATATTTGTGGGAATGTAGCACCATCTCCAAACTCGTCATAGAATGCTCTCCTAGTAAAGTGATGATCTAAAATATACTCCCTGTATGCAATGGATTTTCCTTTGAATACTTCTTTAATTTTATCACAATAGGGACAACCTTCTTTACTATAGACTGCAAAGTTCATGCCTGATCTCCTATTGTTAACTTCTACACCAATTAATGCGTCGTTTAATGCCATGTGAATTGAAATGAAAAAGGGTGGAACTTGTCCACCCTGTTATTTAGAAATTTAACTTATGCTTTAGAAAGTGAATTTAACACCTGCTTTAGCAGAGAAGTCAATGTCATCGCTAGAGTTTGTTACACCATAGATTTCGCCATAAAACTTATCATATGAAGCACCAAGATAACCTGCCAATTCAACGTCACCGAACTCGTCAGCAGTCTCAGTGTGAGTTACTGTAGGACCACCAGATACGTACCAACCTATTCCACCAGGTGTTTGACCTTCGTAACCTACTTGTGCTTCAAGTCCACCAGATGTATATGTTCCATCAGGATAAGAACCAGTTGCTTCTAAGTTAACATATGGACCAGCAAAAGCTGCACCAGATACTAGAAGAGGAGTTGCTGCTACTGCAGCGATTGTTGATTTAAAATTCATTGTTTTTTAGAGTGTCTCGCAAGAAAAAATCCTGCGGATGATAGACCTCCCGACATGGAAGTCTTTTTAATCTACGCAGGGTTACGATCTTTCGAGTCCTTTGTAATGGTATTTAGTATAACATTTCCTTAATTATTTGTCAACTGTGCCAGTTTCCGAACTGTCACTCTTGGTTGCCTTTTTAATTAGTTTAGCGTACAGCACATCAGATCTAGAATAGAGATGTGGATTATTCTTCGCTAGTTTTATTAATCTTTTTGCTGTTTTTCTGATGTTCATTTCTTATTGTTAGTATTTGTTTTCCAATATCAATTCTACTCTCTCTGTATTCGTCTGAATTAAAATTTATATCTATGACATCCATTGGATCAACAATGGAATCAAACTCTAAATCTTTATTACCAACGATCTTTTTTAATTGAGGAGTTAATTGATCTCTTGGGATCTTTGGTAGTTCCATAGTTATTTATACCTAAAAGAAAGGCACCCAAAGGTGCCTGTAAGTTCCGAGTGTAGAGACCGCACGAAAGATCTCAACTCTATTTATAGTGCATTACCACGTGGTAATACTTCTTCTGGGAACACAAAGTTCTCATGTGGTTGGTCAACTGATGACATCCATGCTCTCATACCTTCGTTTAAAAGAATGTTCTTTGTATAGAAAGTCTCGAA